TTAAGCATCCTCGGAATCTTTAGTTTCTGCATTCCATAAAAGAGCACCATCATAATTAGAACATGTTTTTTCTGCCCAAAGATTATATAACTCATCATCTATTGTTTTATCATCATGAAGGTGCTTAATTTTTATCCATTCATCAAAAAAGATATCAAGCATACTATCTTTGGAATACAAACCAAAATGGTTGTTTAGAGCTAATTCAGGATAGCCGTTATCCGGATTGATTACCTCTTCTTCAACTTTTACAATTGCAGCATCCATTTCAACCATACTAGCTAATTGTATAATCGCTCTTATTGCATCTGAATAGGTATTCTTTTTATTCGTGTAACTTTTTACATTAGAAAATCCGCACAGCCAATCTATAGAAATTTTACAATTTGATGCTATCCTCATAACTATATCAAGTGATGGTATTTTCAGACTATTCTCATATGCTGATAGAGTAGCTTGTGTAAAGCCAACATAATCTGCAAATTCTTTTTGTGTCATATTTAAAGATTCCCTCAATTCTCGTAGTCTTTTGCTGAATGTTATAAAATCATTGTTTACTTCACGCTTTGTTTTAGGCATATTAACACCTCCTAACATGATTATACGTTCTTTTTAAATAAATATCAATAAATATTTCATACTTATAATATTATAGTCATTGAAATAATATTAAAGATGATGAATTTCTTTGTCATCATATTAAACACATAAATGATTGTTATGGATAGTCTCAGAAACTTATGTATTGTCACTGAGAGCATTAGAATGCTCAAAATCACATATTTCTATCGTGATAATTATCTATTAAAGAAATACATATAAATTATTATTGCATTCGAATATAAAATGTGATAATCTTAAATCACAAACATGAAGGAGGTGAATTATATGAGAATTGACCCTATTACACTGGTAACAGAACTAATGAAAAACGAAATGAACATCACTCAATTTTCTAAAATATCTGGGATACCAAGACAAACGCTTTATCAGTTGAAAGGTGGACAACGCTGTTCTGAAGCTTTAGGCACCAGAATAGCAGCGGCTTTAGGGATTCCTCTGGAGCAGCTAAAAGAAAAAAGCAATCGATCTTAGTGTTGGCGCACTACGATTGCTTACTCACACAACAACCACAAGGGATTGCTATATCTATTCTACTAAAATTGTGCCCCAAAATCAATGGAAAGATACTAGGAATTGCGGAATTTAGGTTACAATCATGAAAATATAGCATCCTGTGGTTTAGATGTATACCATATACGGCAGAACCGTACAGGAGATAAAATAAAATGAAAACTGAATTACAAGTATTATCAGAGCAGGAATTGCTGGGAAAGAAATTTAAAATCTATGGTACATATGAAGAGCCGTTGTTTCTGGCGAAAGATGTTGCTGAATGGATTGGGCATTCGCAAGTTTCTAAAATGCTTGATACTGTCGATGATGAAGAAAAGCTGATGGGAACATTATTCCTATCAGGTCAGAAAAGAAATCTGTGGATGCTAAAAGAGAATGGCGTTTATGAGGTCATTATGCAAAGCAGGAAACCTATAGCTAAGACTGTAAAGAAACAATTTAAAGCGATCCTGCATTCTGTTCGTGTACACGGTGGTTATCTTGCAGGGCAGGAAACAATGTCACCTGAGCAAATCATGGCACAAGGTCTTTTAGCAGCACAATCAATCATTGATGAAAAGAATAAGCTTATTGCTGGATTAGAGCCTAAAGGTGCGTATTATGACAAAATTCTGAGATGTAAAGGCCTTATCAATACTACGGTCATCGCAAAGGATTACGGTATGAGTGCAAGGTCTTTCAATAAAATGCTGCATGAGTATGGAATTCAGTATAAACAAGACCGGCAGTGGCTTCTATATGCTAAATACCAAAACAAGGGATATACTGGCTCTCAGACAACAGATATTGAAATCGAAGGCGATTCTTTTGCAGTCATTGATACGAAGTGGACACAGAAAGGGAGAGCATTCCTGTATAGTTTCCTGAAAAAGAAGGGCATCGTTCCTACAATGGAACGTCTGGATCTGTTTCCAGACGTAGAGCCTTCACGCCCTGTTTTGATTCAGGAGGTGATGTAATATGCATACTCCAACAGTAGTTGAGTTCAGCAATGAACGAGTATTAACAACGCAGCAACTAGCTGAGGTTTACGAAACAGATGTCAAGAATATTCAAACAAATTTCAATAGAAATAAAGACAGATTTATAGAAGGTAAACATTACTATATTTTGCAAGGAGAAGAATTGAAAAACTTCAAGATAAGCTTACCCACTGAGAGTAGACAACCTTTGAAATTTGCTCCGCAGCTGATTCTCTGGACTGAAAAAGGAGCAGACCGTCACTGCAAAATTCTGGATACCGATAAGGCATGGGAACAGTTTGATAATCTAGAAGATACATATTTCCGTGTAAAGCATGGTGAGACAGGTCAGGTCGATACAGCTGCAGATAAACTTCTCATTGCTCAGGCAAAAGCTATGAATGCTAAAGCGCGAGTCGCTTCTATCTGGCTAAAGCTCGGAGATCGTGTTCCTAATAACCAAACGTATCAGCAAATCTGTAACAGCTATGCATCAGAGGTCTTAACAGGCGAAAAAGTTCTTCCACTACCAGAATGTGATGAGCGTTACTATACTGCAACAGAAATAGCTAAAATGGTTGGCAGCAACAAGAATACTGTGGGAAAGAAAGCAAAAGCAGCAGGTATACGTCCTGTCGATGAAGATACAAAATCCGAATACGGAATGTGGTTCTTTGATAAATCGCCTAATTCACACAAACAGGTGTCTACTTTCAAATACAATGCCAAGGGTGTAGAGGCTGTGAAAGCTCTGTTCTCTCAGGCAGCTGCATAGCGGTGAGGGTACAGAGGTATGATGTTCAATTACAATTTGCTAAACAACCGCATCGCCCAGGTATGCGGATCGCAGCAGGAATTCGCAAGAAGACTGGGGATCAGCTTTGAGGAGTTGCAGGAGAGACTTATCGGAAGCACCGGCTTATATTATGAGGATATGAAAAAAGGAATTGAGATTTTGTCAATTCCTATTGCTGAAGCAGAACGATATTTTTTTAGATAATTAAATAAGTGGCGGGTTTGAATTACTCGCTTTTTTTATTATTTTCACCGAAAATGAAATAAAATAATCCTAATTTATTGAAATCATCCTGAGATGCCAATTTAGCCAAGTCTCTTTTTGATTTATATTTTTCATTATCAAATAACATCTTGGCATAGCCATCTAATAATTCTTTTCCTTCTGTATTTAACAAATAATAATATGCTATTGTATCCGGAAACTTAGTGTTTACGTATTCACCGTATTGGCTATTGCTCTCTAAAAGATTATCAATATGTCTTAAATAAAGTGTGATATTAGATGATAGTTTGGAGATATCTATATCATTTGGGTACTTTAATCTTATTTTATTAACTAAATCTATTGTTCCGTCGTGCAATTTAGTTGAAGTTAAGGCATCTGATGAATACCATTGAGGTATATCTGTATCATTGACCCACCCCATTAAAATGGCAGGCGTAGTTTTCAGAGCTATTGCAAAGGCTTTGATTTTAGATTGAGGTATATCATTTTCTCCGGCTTCTATTTTTGCTATCGTTGACCTTGATTTATAACCAAGCATATCTGCTAAATCTTGCTGAGATAGACCTAGTTCTTCTCTACGATGCTTAATATTTTCATATAATTCCATCATGCTTCAACCTCCTTCTATCTTTATAATATCATTGAGGGTATTAAAAATCAACATAAATTTATTTTTTTAAACTTTAGTGTTGACTTACGTTCACCATTGCGTTATCATATCCCTGTGGTGATTGAAAATCACTAGGAGGTGAAATAAGTGACAAATACATTAGAGTTGGAAATTGCAATAAAAAGAGCAGGTTTTACAAAACGAAAAGTTGCTAAAAAGATGAATCTTTCAGAAATGGGTTTATATAAGAAAATTCATAACATTACTGAGTTTAAAGCTAGTGAAATTGAATTTCTAACTAACCTACTGGACTTGAAAGATAAATCAATTTTTTTTAACTTAGTGGTGATTTAAAGTCACCAAAGAAAGCGAGGTGAGAATATGAGAATTGAAGAATGAAATGGCTATAAGATTAGATTCGTTGAGAAAGATGGCGAGTGGTGGGCGGTACTCAAAGACGTTTGCGATGCATTGGAACTGAAAACTTGGAAAGTAAAACAAAGACTTGAAAAGGACCTACTTTTAAAGTATACCCTTGAAACTAATGGTGGTGTTCAAGAAATGCTTATCATAAATGAATTTGGAATTTATGATACGGTGTTTCAATCCCGGAAGAAAGAGGCGGTTGAATTTAGGTATTGGGTCTATGAAGCAATAAAGTCAATGCGCTTTGCGATTGGTCTTGAAGGCTTCCAAGTATTTAGAATGCTTGATAAAGAACACCAAAAAGAAGCTATGGCGAAGCTTAATTGTAATCTGAGAAATCCTGTGAGAGTTGACTTCATAAAGGCGAACACAATAGCAAACAAAGCGGTATCTAATAAGCATGGTTATTCTAAAATGCTTAAGAAGGGCACTATGTCTCCTCAAATGCTTGTTGATCGTGAACCCATTCTAGAGGATACTGTTGAACTCATATCTGTCAATGAAAAATTTGGATTAGGAATTTCAGTAAGTAAAGCGGTTTATCAAAAGTACAGCTCATAGAAAGGAGGCCCAGAAATGGCAGAACTAGAAATTAAAAAAGTGGACTTCTATGATTCAGAACTAATAGGAGTTCAAGAAGCGGCTACAGGTAAAGTGTTTACCGCAATCAACAACGTTTTAAAAGGTATCGGATTTGATGACAGGCAAATCGAGCATCAAAGAAACAAATGGAAGGAAGACGAAGCGGTATCCAAAGGGGTACAAAAATTTTCGTACCCCTCAGAAGGTGGCACGCAAGAAGCATATTGTATCGACATTATGAAACTTCCTCTTGCATTGGCTAAAATCAACATCACACCAAAAATCAAGAAAGAGAACCCGCGATTAGCAGAAATGCTTGAATTGTACCAAGACAAATGCGCTGAGGTATTGGCTAAGTCTTTCTTTAGAAAGCAAACAGATTTTATTAAATCTTACTCAACTAAAGCCACATCGGTTGGAGAATTAGCAAATCTGATGAAAGAGTGGGGGAGAGCGTTGCGTGATGCAAACGGAGATCCTGAAAAGATTGTAGAATTGTATGAAAAACTTAATCGTCAATTAGGCATGGATATTCCATCTGATTTACTGGGCAAGAAGAAAAAGAAGAACCAGCAATTAGCATATGCACTAATCCCTATGGACTTTGAGTAGGTTGGGGTAACGAATTGTTCCCGCACAGATTTAGCAAGAACAGATAAAACAAAGAGTTGATTGAATAAGGACCACCTTTCAAAGGTGCCCCTTGATACTGCTGGCGGATAGAAAATTTTGCATAACGTGTGACGATGAGATTTTAACAAAAGAAGAGAAATGCGAAGCATAGGAGGTATTGAATGGAAGAACTAATCAAAGTACAACACGACAACGACCGTATAACGGTACTGGCAAGAGATTTACATGGATTCTTGGAGATTGAAAGTAATTTCACAACATGGTTCAGGCGTATGTGCGAATATGGATTTGAGGAAGCAAAAGACTTTGTTCCATTTTTGGAAGAAAGTACAGGAGGTCGACCGGCTACTGATTATCAGATTACTATTGAAATGGCGAAAGAAATCGCTATGATTCAGCGTAACGAAAAAGGCAAACAGGCAAGACAGTATTTCATTCAACTGGAAAATGATTGGAACAGCCCGCAGAAAGTTATGGCAAGGGCTCTACAGATGTCACAAAGAGAATTACAGATATTGAGAACAGAAAACGAGGAAATGAAACCTCTGGCATTGTTCGCAAGTGCTGTAAAAACGAGTGATGATAGTATTCTGATTGGACAATTAGCTAAGCTCATAAAGCAGAATGGTCGTGATATGGGACAGAATAGATTATTTGCTTGGATGAGAAAAGAAGGATACCTTTGCTCTAAAGGTGAGAATTACAACATGCCAACACAGAAGTCTATGGATTTGGGCCTCATGGAAATTAAAGAGCGGACAGTCAACAATCCGGATGGCAGTGTGAGAATCACTAAAACACCAAAGATTACCGGAAAAGGGCAAATTTACTTTGTCAATAAATTATGCGGTGGATTTAATACATAGAAAGGAGGCCTAGAAATGGCAGAATTACAGATTTTTAAAAACGACGAGTTCGGAGAAGTACGAACAACGATTGTCAATGGCAAGCCTTACTTTTGCGGTAGCGATGTTGCTAAGGCGTTAGGATATTCAAATCCTAAAAAGGCTGTTACAGATCATTGTGAAGAAGATGGGGTAACAACTTGTTCCCTCACAGATTCATTAGGCAGAAAGCAGGAAGCGAAATTTATTACAGAGGGAAATGTACATCGCCTGATTGTATCAGCATCTAAGCAAAGTAGAAACAAAGAAATTCAGATCAAGGCTAAAAAGTATGCAAGTTGGATATTTGATGAAATAGTCCCAAGCGTAAGAGCAAACGGCTATTATGCGATGCCCGGAATACATGTTCCGGATTTCAAAGATATTCCATTAGAAGCGTTGACCAGCTATCAGAGGATTCAAAGAACAGTGATGAAAGACTTAGGGAAGTCACCAAAAGAAATAGCCACTGAGTTTAAGAAGGTATCTTTGCAGTTCGGTATAAAGCTATCTGATAACTTTGATCAGCTGGCATTTGAACAAGAAAGTTTATTTTAAAGAATGAGCCTATGGAAAAACTCTTTTATAGCAATAAAGATATCAGAGAGCTTTATGAAATCAGCGAAGCACAGGCCTATCGTCATATGCGACGAATGAAGGAAATCTATGAGATTGATGAGAACCGGTTGCCCCGAAGAGGTGTGCTGCCAGTAGCAATCGTAAAAGATTATTTTCATCAGGGTAAAAAGAAAAAGGATGTTCAATGACGGCAATCACCAAACATCCGGAGGAGGTCCCTCCATACTCTATCACGAGTATATTATACCAAGGGACCTCCTGGATATTCAAGGAGGAAATGGAAAATGAATATAAATATGCGTATTTTAGCCGATATCATATGCATTACAGCATGTGTATACTGCATCGCCTATTATACAAAATGTCTGATTAGACATGAGAATCCACTTTTCGAGGAGGTGGAAGAATGAGTCAATTTAATAAAGGGTTGCCTAGTCAACAATCATGTACTCACATTGAAATGGCCGTATTAGAATCAATGCTTTATGAAATCTGGGAGTGTGCAAAAGCAGGCTACGAAGCTGCTAAAGCATTTATGAAATCGTATTTGCGTATTGAGTATGTAAACATGGAGCTCTCCTTTAATGATGGGAAGGCGATAGCATATGAGAGATACAGCGAAATCAAATCTGCAATGCAGAATGTTATAAGACGATGCATACATGAGAAATCATTGCATCAGGAGGTACTACATGACTAGAAATGAGGTGCTTGATAAGCTGCTTTCCAAGTACGGTAAGTATGGTTATACTCGTTTGAAAATTAGTGGGCTCATCAAAGATGGCGAGAATCATGGATTCTCTTACACAATGATTTACAACGGATTAAGAATGGCGTTATCCAATGCAACTGGTGAGCATGAATATTTTAGCCTGCAGGACATGATGGAAATTACCGGGGAAACACAGGATGAACTAATCGCCAGAATTGAGGATTCAAGAGAAGAATTACGAAAAAATGGAGAAGACCCGGATGATTATTTTGTTCAGGTGACTCCTAAGGAGCTGCAATCATGAAGAAAATTGAAATACTTGACTTAGAGGATGAAATCGCTACTTTGGAAATATCTGTATCACTTTTAATGGTAGTGAAGGATGGTATAAAAGGCTATTTATACAACAATGAGGAAATTATTGATGATGCCATCTACTCGGTTTTGAATATTCAGCAGGATGCACTTGATCGTCTAAGAAACAAATATCAAGAGTTGATTATGGAGGTGTACAATGCAAAATATTGATGATGTCGTTATTGAATTGCCAGAATACAATGAGAAAATCAAGCAGCAGTTCAAAGCAACGAGTGAATTTATTAGAAATCTACCTTTAACACGAGAGCAAAACGATGAGCTTGTATATCGCCTTGCTGACGATGTTAGAGCAGCAAGAGAGGATGGATTTGTTTGTGCTATCTGTAAACTGATTGAAGCAGAATCATCTACGGACGAATCCGATGACACTAAGGCAGAGCACCTCAACAATGGCTTACGCAAATATGCAGCTAAAGTTAAGGCTCATGTCTTACCCGAAAACGATTGCACGCTGGATGAAGCACTGGAGATTTTAGATGGTGCTATGGATCCAATGGATATATTTGACCTTGCCTTTTACTTGGGTTATGGAAAAGCTATGGGGATTCCGGAAACAGAAGGGAGTTATCAGGCATGACGAATGAGCAGATAAACGCATTGAATGAAAAAGTATCGCAAAAGCAAGGACTACAAGCCAGCTACCAGAGAAGACCGTATCAAGTGGATCAACAGAACGATGCTTGAATTATCTGATGGCGATTTGAAAGAATTGTATGACATATCATTACAGATGCAGATGAAAGGATGGAAGGTATGACAATCAAGCAGAGAAGAAAAGAGTTCGGTATCTCTAGAAAATCAATGGCTAAATTATTGGGTATCACTAGGAAGCAGTACAAAGCGTTGGAAGAAAATACTGGTGAATTTGAAATCGCTACTATCACACAAATCTGTCTGATTTTTAATATTGAAAATGTTTTAGATATTGAGCGAAAGAACACATATCCGATTTTAAAAAGAAAACGACTCATTCAGGGGCTTTCCCTGCGCGATACAGCGCATAAAGTGGGAGTGAATGTATTTACCTATTGGATGGTAGAACGCTACTGTAGAAGGCTGGATGATGCGACACTAGAAAGAATTGCAGAATTGTTAGCACCGGAAGCAGAGTTTTCAGCATTTAAGGAGGCATTCTTATGTATAGAGTAAGTGAAAGCATAGCTAAAGTCGGCTCAGAGTTCCTATTGGATATCGTGAGCTGCGAAACACCAATCTATTTTCTGTATTATAACGGGAGCATGTGGCTTCCTTTGGAATGTGTCGTATTGGCGATTACTAACGAACAAATGATGGTACGGTATGAAACACGTCCAGGATGGCCCGAAACAGACTCACAGCAAGGCGTTAAGATGCACTGGATAGAAATATCCGATTATAACGTAAACTGGTTCACAAACGGTGAGGAAGCGGAATTTGAATCAGATGAAAGAAACGACATCATCAGGGAGGGAAAGAGAAATGAAGCTTAATTTAGACTACAGCAATAACACTGTGCGTATCGGCGTGGAATTATTTGACGATGGTACAAAATACGAACAGGGATACAGCATTAAAGCAGGCAAGGATATTCATATCGACTTTGCTACAGACTTCATGGCTGACTTATACGGCCGTGAGGATATGTATGCGAAAACGGTAGAGATAGCTACGAAGATGGAAGAGAACATAAACACTCTGGTTCACCATCTGGCAGAAATGCAAGCAGAAGAAAAGCATATCAAATACGCGCTTTCACAGGAGTAATAGATGGCAGAAACAAAACGATACTACTGGATAAAATTAAAGGAAGACTTCTTTCAGGATGATGCTATTTCATGGATAGAAGAGCAAAAAGATGGAAAAGAATGCTGCCTGTTTTATCTCAAATTATGTCTAAAATCATTACGAAATCAAGGGGTGCTTGTCCGTTATATTGGTGACTCACTAATACCGTATGATGAGAAGAAATTAGCAGAAATTACAAGCACTCGGTTGCATATTGTAAAAAAATCTATCAAATTGTTGTCAGAAGCTGGTCTAATCACTGTCATGGATACAAGAGAAATTCAAATCAAAGAGTTTAAAAATCTAGTCGATAGAAAACTCCTTTTGAAAAGGTGATGCATTATGGAAAACGGATCCTATGTATACCTGTTCCGTAAATTTGGACGATGTGAATGGTATACAGATGTGTCGGCAAAAGTATTGTTCATCCACTGCCTTATAAAGGCGAATTGGAGGGATAAAGAGAGTCATGGCACACTGATAAAACGTGGCACATTTTTAACATCGATTCGCAGATTGTCACATGAAACAGGACTCACGGATAAACAGGTAAGAGGTGGGTTATCACGCTTGGAAAAGGCAGAAGCTATCATCTATAAACCGGCAAAAATGAACAGCATTATCGTCGTATTGAACTATGATAAATACCAAAATTGCGACGAAAAACAGGGCACACAAAAAGGCACACCTCAAAATGAAAATAGGGCACAGCAAGAGGCACACCTCAAATGTGATAAAAATCCCTTGTTTATCAATAAAATGAATGCATCTGAATGTATGAAGGGCACACAGGAGGACACACCTGAATCAATGCTGAGGGCACACAAAAGGGCAACAACGAATAATATAAAAGAATATAATACTTTAAATACTTATGCGCAAATTGCGCAAAGTATGTCTGATTGTGATACTCAAAATAGTGGTGTGATATTGGAAAATGCATTCGATAGAGAACATGCATTCAATGAATTTTGGAAAGCATATCCTAAAAAAAGAGACAAGAAAAAGTCTCATATAAAATTCCTCAGTGTTTGTAAAAACGAACAGGTCTATCAGTCCATCATGGATGGTTTAGAAAGACAGGTCACATCAGCTGACTGGTTAAAAAATAATGGTCAGTATATCCCTTATCCTACTACATGGTTGAATGGAGAACGATGGAATGATGAAGTTGATGAATTTATTACATCTTCATCAAGAGAAATAAAGGCGGGTGATTGGTAATGACGAAAGAAGAGATGACACAGGTCATAAATACGATTCTGAATATTTATCCTAATTTCATGTATGGTAGAAACCTTAAAGAAGTCTGTAAGGCTTGGTACAGTATTATGCATGATCAGGACTACAAGAAAGTCATGAAGAAATTAAATGCGTGGATTGCGGAGAATGAGAAACCCCCGCTTCCATGCAATCTAATAACGGTTGATTGGAGAAAATCTTATGAACACCAGCTCAATGATTGAAGCGCAAGCAACAGCAATCGGTATGCTTTCTGTCTACAATGAGTTATTTGCAGTTTCTATCTTAGAACCGGAACATTTTGTAGGACCATATCAAAACATTTTCAAGGCTATGCTTGATTACTACAAGAAAAACGGCTTCATAACGATTGAAGCATTGCTCGATTATCCAGGATTTGATATCGACCTTTATGCAAGGTGCTCAGACATCCCTTATTCAGGAGATATAAAAAATTTCAAGCGTATACAGCGTGTTGTGATTGATAAATTCAAGGAGCGTAAAATAGTTGAGATATCAGATAAACTGAAAGAACACAGTATCAGCTTGGACGAATACAACGCAGTATATCAGAAAGTATGCACATTAGATACTGCAGAGTCTTACAAACTGGATTCAGAGAAGCTTTTAGAATCATGCAGAGATGATAAGAAAAGCATCTACTTCAAGAAATATCAGCAGTTGGGCTCTTTATTGAGGCTGAAAGAAAATGATTTTATGGTTATCGCAGGTGCGACTGGTTCAGGTAAATCTGGATTCGCATTGAACCTGTTGAATGATCTGTCATGGAGATATGATTGCCTGTATTTCAATCTGGAAATGGTCCCGCAAGAGCTTCATCAGAGGCTGATATCCATTAACTGCGGACTTGACCAAAACTACATAGCATCATACAAAAGAATGTCAGAGATAGAGGTAAATGATGTGAATAGAGCTGTCAATTCAATAGCACAGCGTTCTATCGAGGTTGTTGACAAGAGCCAGTCTATAGATTCTATCCGGTCGATGGTCGCCAGTCATGATGGGAAAAGGCATATCATTGTAATTATTGATCACATTGGGCTTATTGGTTCTCGAGCAAGAAACTCATATGAACGTATGACAGAAATTGCAAAGGAGCTACGCAAGATCAGCTTAGATTATAACTGTACGATCATAGGATTATGTCAGCTGAACCGTGATGCCACTAAAACATCAGGAAAACCAAAACTGTCAATGCTGCGGGATAGTGGAGAAATCGAACAGAGCGCGAGCAAGATTCTGTTCGTATGGCAGGATGATGACGGTTATTCTCTAGTGTTGGAAAAGAACCGAAGTGGGCCAACAGGCTATATCCCTATCACCTACAATAAGAATAATCAGGTCATTAGTGAGGTAAGACCATGAATCAATGGGAAGTGTATGAGGTGTTAAAGAAGCCCTCTACGGCTGAAATAAGTAAACTGGAGGAAACACCTTCAGAAGTTATAAAAGAAGCTCTTATAGAGTTTCTAGTTGTATCACAACGAGGGAATCTGAATGAAGAAGTGTGTAAATTGTAAATACTTCGAAACTCACGGTGAGCATAAAGGCCGCATGATGTATTATTGCGACCATATGAGTGCACGCAAATATACAGAAAATGATTTTATATGTTATGGGCATCCGGATATACCCATCATTTCACAGGCACCACACTGGTGTCCGTTTAATCGAAAGAAGGCGAAGAATGAAAAAGAAAATGAGCGAGCAGGAGCGTAAAGCTCTACAAGCGAAGTTAAGGGATTTAGAAGAATTATACGCTGCAGGCTATCGCTATGCTGCGAGAAACCAGAGTGGTGAGCTGAGAGCGTACAAAAAGACACCTTACAAAGAAATCAATTTCTGGTTCAGCTATGGTTATGGTCCAGGGTATGCTATCACGATTCGACATGACATGCTCGATATGCTGAATTGGAATGATCAGGAACCGGCATACATCAAGAAAGAGATAGAATCTATCAGGAAGCAGTTGGTGGACAGTCTGAATGAATGATTATCAGAAAGCATATGGCGAATTATGGAGCGTACTGAAATATGAGCCAGCATGTAAAATAGAAAAAAATTGCAAAGAGAATATCAAGCGCTTGGAGACACTGGAACCATTAGTTGAACGTGCATCAGGAATCAAACCTGCTAAGCACGCAGCAGGTCATACATACTGCCCGAAATGTAAGACAGTCATTGCCAATAAGTGTAACGTGAATAGTTTGAATTTCTGTCATAAGTGTGGGCAATCGTTAGACTGGAGTGATGATGGTGATTAAATATCGTATTTATGCGGAGGACGATAACGAAAATCAAATATCAAAAAGCTATGTAGTCAGAAATCCGAATAGCTTTCTGACTAGGCTGTTGGTGCTGTATATAAAAATATGCTGCCTTGACCATTATGGATGTGGTGGTGCTGTTTATGTCGAACCTGTATGGAGCGATGAACAGGAGGGAAATGAATGAGGTATACGACATTGTCCAAAAAGTATAAAGTGGAAATCGACAAAGTAAGGGTGAATGGTTATGATGCTTATGTTCTGCATGAAGCCAATCTCCTATTGTTATTCTACACAGCAGAGGAGCTGCAGCAGTATCTGGAAGAGGTGTATTGATGAAATCGAAGAAAGAGAAGCGGAAAGATAAAGAAATCTGCAAGGACTTTTATAACAAATGCCAGAACTATCATAGAAACTTGTCTAAGATAGAAGCGAATCGGTTGAAGTATGATGAGATAATGAATGACATGTATGGAGTAAGCTCAGTCGTGATGAAGGATGTCATCATGGAGAATGCCGGTGACCCAAGTCATGTATGGGATCACTATCTGGTTGAAAAGAAGGATGAGCTTTTATTGGAGAGAGCTGCATTACTGTACGACACAGTGATTGTTAACAAAGTGCTGAATAATATTGCTGACGGTGAGGTGGTCGACATGATTACAGAGTGTTACATTGATAGAAACAAAAAGCATGATGATATAGCGTATAATCATAATCGAAGTAAGCCTACTATGTATTCAGATATGAATAGAGCAGTCCTAAGCCAGTTGAAAAAATAAAAGTCTTTACTGAGTAAAGGGTTTTCCGTGATATTATGATAGCATGGAAAGAACAGGAAGATACTTCTTGTTCAAAAAAACGGCCTGCGATGTAAGTGTACGCACGCATCGCTAAACAACCTTTCCTAAAGGTGATTGTTCGTACAAATAATCGCCAGTGGCATATGCGTGGGTAGGTACGGCTTAACGGCGGTATGTCACAATTAAAAAAATATCAAAACAGGGAAGGACCTCATACTAATGAGAATACCTGTTAGATATATTGGTTGCCCTGGTGGCGGAATAACCAAAAGGAAATAGCGGTAAGGAATCCTAAGCGGACTTACCAGCGTAAAGCGTCTGAAAAGGGCGCTTTAAAATTAAAACGTATTTATCGCACCTCTTAACAATGTGGCACAGATAACTCTATAGAGGCCAAGGATGCATAGACGTATGCTATCAACCGATCGCCTGTTAAACAAAGCACGTAGAACTGCCCGTTATAAGGGATACAGGAGAAAACGTGCTTTTCTTTTACCCAGAAAGGAAGGCGTATCAAATGCTACATCACTATATCACAAAGTATACCGAGAATGGTAAGAAATACGCAGAGGCATGGTTACAGCTAAATGTATTCGGATTTTCATTCTGCTTTAGTAAGAGAAAGAAGGGACTGGAAGGATGAAATACAAATATATATGTGATTTACTCATCAGTATAGGTTGTCTGTTATTCAACGCATACCTCATTACACTGGCATTATACATGTGTATCAACTACTCTTTATGGTGGATATTGTTGTTAGTTTTCTGTGTTACTCCAGAGGATTTGGATGATCACAGTATGTAAAGACTGTCCTAAACGCCATCCAGGATGCCACGGAGCCTGTGAGTGGTACAAGGCAGAGCGTAAGGCACTGGACGCAGAAAACGCACGCAGGCGGACTGAAAACACAGTAGGATACAGTACAAGCAGTCATTGGAATTATAATAAAGCGAAATGAAAGGAGAGATCATATGGCGGTTATTGATGAAGAAACCAAGCAGCAGGCAAAAGAGCTATGGCTGCAAGGCAAGAAGTACCGAGAAATATCTGAGATAACCGGTATAAAAGAATCCTCTATAAAGTCATTAGCATCCAGAGCATGGAAGAAAGAAAAGTTGCAACCAAACAAGAAAAAAGTTGCAACTTTGGTTGCAGATGCAGATAAAGACAAAGGGCCGCCTGAAACAGAGTTGCTGCCGGAGGAAATAGAAACACTGAACAATGAAGAACTGACCGAGAAACAGCGCCTTTTTTGTTTGTATTACTCAAAGTCATTCAACGCAACATCAGCGTACAAGAAAGCATATGATTGCTCATATCAAACAGCAATGTGTGAAGGAAGCAAGACCCTAGGAAACCCAAAGATAAAAGATGAAATCATGCGGCTCAAAAAAGAGCGCTATGCACGGTCCATGCTCACAAAAGAAGATATCTTCCAGAAGTACATGGATATTGCCTTTGCGGACATAACAGATTTCCTTGAATTTGGTTCTGATCAAATTGATGCAGACAGCGGGGATGTTGTGAGCAAGAACTTCGTACACTTCCGACATCACACAACTGTAGACGGTACTCTCATAGGCGAAGTCAAGCAGGGGAAGGATGGCGCATCTATTAAGCTTCCGGACCGCATGAAGGCGTTGCAATGGCTATCTGACCATATGGGATGGGCTACAGACTTGCAGAAAGCACAGATCGAGCAGTTAAGAGCACAGACGGATAAGTTGAAAGCAGATAGCAATGATATTCCTGATGAGAGCGTACAGAACAAAATGGATGCTATCACTGGTATTGTAGATCAAATGCAACCACTTGGAGATGATGACGTATGACACAACCAATGTTATTACTATCGCCTAAGTTCAAGGATTTCCTTCGCTTAGACACTGAGCGAGAATTTCTGGAAGGTGTTACAGCCTGTGGTAAAACAACCGTCGGCATTTTCAAATTCATGTGTAAGGTTGCAAATAGCGGCATAAGGTTTCATGTTATCGCTGGTGCTGATCTAGGTACAGTGGAAAAAAACGTCATAAATGGAGAGCGGATGCTGCTCGATCAATTCGACGGAGTAGCAGAGTACTATCCATCCGGTAAACGTAAAATCAGATTGCCTCATATTGAGTATCAAACAAACAAAGGCACTAAGATCATTTACATATGTGGATATGACAATAAAAAGCGGTGGCAGAAAGTGCTTGGTGGTCAAGTAGGATGTGTATATATTGATGAGGTCAACATTGCAGACATGGAGTTCTTACGAGAGATTAGCCATAGATGCGAGTATATGATGACAACATCCAATCCAGATGATCCATCGTTGCCTGTATATGATGAATTTCTTAACAGGTCACGACCTCTTAAAAGATACAGAAAAGATTATCCCGAGGAATTATTGGATATGCTGAATCAGCCTGCAGAAAAAGGGTGGGTACACTGGTATTTCAACTTCAACGATAATGCCGCATTGTCGCAGGAAGCCATTGAGCGTAAGAAAAAAGCGGTAGCACCCGGAACTAAGATGTACAAGAATAAAATATTGGGACTGCGTGGCAGAGCCACAGGGCTTGTATTTCCGAATTTCAGTAGAAGTAAAAATGTCATATCAAAAGCCGATGCGAAGAAATATACGTATCGGTATTTTACTGTTGGCGTTGATACATCGTACTCAGCAAATAGTCCGGATACCATTGCTTTATTGTTTATTGGCATTACAACATGCGGCAAGATCATTATACTGAATGAGGAAGTATACAACAATGCGGATCTAAATACACCACTCGCACCAAGTGATGTTGTTAATAGGTTAATGGATTTTTTAGAGCGAAATAGAAAGGCGTGGGGCTTCGCTAAACATGCATTTATTGACTGCGCTGATCAGGCAACACTGACGGAGCTATATAAATACAAGAGGACACACCCATGTATTTATACATTTAACGACGCATGGAAAGAAACAACCATCATTGACCGTATCCATATGCAGCAAGGGTGGATATATCATGGTGATTATCTAGTTGTTGATGACTGCGTACATCACATCAGAGAGCTGGAGGTTTACAGTTGGCAGGAAGATAAATACGAGCCAGAAGATAGAAATGACCATACGATCAATGCTGGTCAGTATGGATGGCTGCCATTTGTGCAGTATATCAAGACATCCGATCCATAGGAGGTGGGCAATGAAACTATTTAATAAAGCAAAGAACGTGATAAGAGCATGGCTCGATATCACACCCGCGCAGAAAAACATTTATTATCTGAATGAAACATTTAACTTTGAGTCTAATGCGATAAAAAATCGTATATGGATGCGAGGCGATCCAGAAGAACTTGATGAGTTTTACAAACAACTAGAGCGCGACAATTCATACTTCTGGGCAGCGAGCCCCCGTATAAAGATACGCAAGATTCATTCAGGTCTTCCTTCGTTGATGGTGCAGGTCCTTACTGATATCGTAATACGCGATTTAAATGGCATCGAGGTCGAGGCGCGGCAAATAGATTGGGATAACATCAGCAAAGATAACAATTTCAATGAGGTTTTACGTAAGGCAATTAAAGAAGCGCTGTTCATTGGTGACGGCGCTTTTAAAATCTCATTTGATAAGAAGCTTACACAATATCCAATTATAGAGTTTGTTCCTGGGGATAAGGTGGAAATCGTCTATGAACGTGGCCGTTTTGCGGAATGTGTATTCAAGACTGAATATAAGCACGCACACAAGCGTTATGTTCATTACGAGCACTACGGCAAGGGGTACATCAAAAATGTTTTAACAGAATGGGGCATGGATGATCCTTTGCCATTATCAACTATCCCTCAAACAGCTAACATTATTGATGTTGCCTTCGCTGGCTATAAATTGCCGGATGAAAAAGGTGAAAATGAAGTCTACGGTCGATTTGCAATGGCTGTACCGTTCAAGATTAAGGATAGCACAAAGTGGGAGAATCGCGGAGAAAGTATTTTTGATAAGAAAACATCATCCTTTGACGGGCTGGATGAGATTATCAGCCAGTGGGTAGATGCTGTAAGAGCCGCCAGGACAAAGCAATATATTCCGGAGGCGCTTATTCCTCGTGATCCAGAAACAGGGCAGATGCTGCAATTCAATCAATATGATGATAGATTCCTGATGATAGAAGGCAACATGAAGGAAAAAGGTGAAAATCAAATCAATGTCACGCAACCTGTCATCCCTTCTGAGAATTATCTACAATCTTATATTTCTTTCCTAGACCTCTGTTTGCAGGGAGTTATATCACCATCTACATTAGGTATTGATACAAAAAAGATGGATAATGCGGAAGCACAGAGAGAAAAAGAAAAAACCACGTTGTATACAAGAAATATCATCATTGAAGCGATACAAAAAACACTTCCTGAGGTAATAAACTGCGTTATCAAGGCATTTGATACTTACACAAAAAATTCGAGTGGTAACGATGTCGATGTTACAGTTAATTTCGGGGAATATGCAAGTCCATCGTTTGAAGCGACTGTGGAAACTGTTGCTAAAGCAAGACCAGGCAAAGTCATTATGTCAGTTGAGGCATCGGTTGATGAAATGTATGGTGATAGTAAAGATGAGGAATGGAAAGCAGAAGAAATAAAGCGGCTACGTATTGAAAATGGCGTCATGGAAACTCAAGAGCCTGTTATATCAGAGTTTGATGATTTAGGCGGTACGATACCTACACCAGAAGATTATGAAGGTGAATAATGGCAAAGAAAGTGAAAGATCCATATGCACTGAGGGATATCTTCAAGGAAATGGAGATGGAGCTCGTGGCATCACTGCGCCGTAACTTTATCAATCATAAAGTTGAAGAACAGGCGCACGGATTTAGCTGGGAAATGTGGCAAAAGGCTAAACTGCGTAACTTGCAGGAGTACCGCAAGGAGACAACCAGCGTCATATACAGGTTTAAAAAGCGAATCAGCGCAGCGATTGAGCAGGTCTTACGTAATCACTTTAGCGTAGGAGAGCGTAAAGCTGATATTAAACTGCCGCAGGATGGAGTCAGCACTGCTCTGCCTGGCGAAGAACCTCCACAGGAAAAACAGTTTTTCAGCATGAACAAGAAAAAGCTTGACGCACTGATCAAATCAACAAAAAATGACTTTGAGGATGTGCAACAAGCTGTATATCGCAAGATGGATGACGTGTACCGTCAAACAATCTTTAAGACTGAGTTTCAGCTGTCCAGCGGGGCTATATCACTTGGTAAGGCAATCGATAAGGCTACAGAGGATTTTCTTGCCAAGGGCGTTAACTGTATAGCCTATAAAGATAAAAACGGCGAGATTATAAGATACGTGAATATTGCAGACTATGCGGAAATGGCATTGCGCACAGCGAGCCATAGAGCAACATTACTCGGTGAGGGCAGCAAGCGTGACGAGTTAGGTGTGCATCTGGTCTTTGTATCAGCCCATGCGAACGCCTGTAAGCTTTGTTTGCCTTGGCAGGGACAAATACTCATTGATGATGTTTTTAGCCATCCCAATGATGAATACATTGCAAAATACAAAGAGAAGTATAAGCTGCTGTCCGATGCTATTAAGGCGGGGCTTTTGCATCCTAATTGCCGACACACGCTTGCGACTTACTTTGAGGGCGTGACAAGGTTGCCAAAACCACAAGATCCGGAAAAGGCTCTGGAGAATTACAACAATGAACAAAAACAGCGGCAACTAGAACGCGAGATCAGAAAGCGTAAAAGGATACTTGCTGGAACTGTGGAGGATGGAGACCGAAAAGAGGCAAGAGCTAATCTGAGACAGGCTCAGAAGAACCTTAGAGACTTTTTGGAGGAGCATCCTGAATTTAAGCGCAACCAACGCAAGGAGAAAGTGCATAGGATTGATACGAAATTATCGTCTGCATTGAATAATTTTGATGAGAAGGCATTGCATGGATTGGACGAACGTACTATACTGGAGGTGGATAAAGCACTTACAAAAATTTATAAAGAATACCCGCATTTAAAAGGGATTGTTAGCGAAGTCAGGCTAATTGATAAAGGCACTGCAGAAGCTGAGCTTGATATACAAAATAAAGGTCTTAAAGTGTCATTGGGCATAAATAAAAATCTTACGCTAGAAAATGCGTCCAGTTTAACAAAAAGGCTGTATGAGCAGCATAAATGGACAAAAAAACCAGGTATTGAAGGAATCATACGACATGAGATGGGACATATATTAAATTATGACTACTATGTACGTAAAAATGAGCTCGAGTATGGTAAACCGTACGGGGATGTATCTTTGCAGAAACTTATAAATGATCTTGAGGAAAATCAGTTAGCAACAGAATTAAGAAGCGAAACATTGAAAAGGCTTGGTGTAGAAGATTCAAATGATAATGTGTCTGGGTATTTTAGTGAATATGCGGTACAAAAATCAATGACGAGGGACGGTGAATTTTTCGCAGAAGCATTTTCCGATTATTCCGATACCAATGCAAAATATATTTTTATGGAATTGTTGAAAGAGAGGATGAAGTGACATGTTATTTGCGCCACCTTTAGAAATTCTTGATCTTATCGAAGATGTTTATGATGAAGAAGGATATATTCTTGGAGAAAGGATTTCTGAATTAGCTACACCAGAGCAGCAAAAACTGTTTGAGCAATATCAAAAAGACTGTGAAGATATAAAAAGACGCTCCTTTAGAGTGGATTTAAGTGACAGAACTTACAATCCAGTTGACGGATGGAAAATAAAGTAGTTGTTAAGCACTCATAAATTGGGTGCTTTTTTAGTGGAGGGAAATCGTGGAAAAGGCAAATAAGAAGCAACAAAAGATCATGCAGGAACTTGATTATAAGATCGATGAGTATTATAAAACACATGATGATGAAAGTGATGATTTATACCGCATGCAAGCACACTATCACAAGAAAATAAAAGAAGCTGGTAAAAGTCATGTGCAGATATAGCTATTGTGAGATAGTAGAAGACCAGTATTGTGATAAAAGATTGATGTACAGGACGTTGAAAATAAAGCGTACCTGCATTTTTTGCGGAAGAACGGAAAGAGAGGTAAGGCACGTGAAAGACCCACCCAAGCGCAAACTACCGTATTTTGGTAAGCATTTGAAGTAAAGGACGGTATAGAGTTAAGGAGGTGATTAACATGTCTTGTAAAAAGAAAGGTAAAGGCGGACGTAAATAGTTCGCTTTTTTATGCCCAACCATGACAAGGCTTTAAAAGGTGCATGTCCGAAAGGATAGGGGAGCACACCCGAATAAACAGGAGGAAATTAAAAATGAGAAATTACCTAAGATATCCGTTGAATATTCAGCTTTTTGCAGAAAATGGAAGCAACGGAGAAGGTGGCAATGCTGGTGCACAAGCAGGAGCACAAGGAACCGCTACTCAACAGATTGATTACGACAAGCTCGCGGAAGTTGTTTCAAAACGTTCAGCTGGAACAGAAGACAAGGTGCTACAAGGATATTTTAAACAGCAGGGATTGACACCAGAACAGGCCAGTGAAGCAATGAATCAATATAAGCAGGCGCAGGCAACTAAACAGCAGGAAGAAGCACAACGTATCCAGACTATGCAGCAGGAAAATGCACAACTGAAAGCACAAATCCTGAACTCACAGATTGATGCGAAAGTCGCAGAATTAGCAGGGACGCTAGGAGTGCAGGCTGAAAAAGTACCATTTTTAAGTAAGCTTGTAGACCGTGCAAACGCAACAAAAGAAGATGGTACGCTGAACGATGACAACATCAAAACGGCCATTGAAACAGTTTTAAAGGCATTCCCTGATTTCAAGTCCACAACACAAGCAGGAGGATTCCAGCAGATTGGCGGAGGGAATCAAGGCACTGCAGGCGGAAATGGTGTCGATGATCAACTTGACAATATTTTCGGAGTAAAGAAAAAATAGGAGGGCTATATAAATGGCAGAATTAAATTATGTAACGCAATTTTGGCCACGTATCATTGAAATGTACGGGCACTTGCTAATGTCTAATGAGTTGTATAATACAAATCAGGACATTCAGATTATCAATACAAAAGATATCCGATTACCAAAAATCACAGTATCCGGTTATAGAGATCACAATCGTAAGACGTTATCATTTAACACAGGTTCTTATGGTAACGACTTTGAAACAAAGACATTGGACCATGATCGCGATATCGAATTCGCGATTGACCCTATGGATGTTGACGAAACGAATCAGATTGTTTCCTTAGCAAACATTCAATCACGTTTTGAGAAGACGCAGGCTATTCCTGAATTAGATTGTTACACCTTCTCTAAGCTCTACACAGAGGCAAAACGTGTTGGTGCAAAAATCAGTAATACAGCGATCACAACCGCAAATATCCTTTCTGATTTTGACGCAAATATCGAGGCAATGGAAGAAGCAGGAGTACCTTTAGAACGTGTTATCATGTACTGTACACCTGCATTTAAAACTAAACTGAAAAACGCAGAAGGCATCCAGCGTACCTTGGAGGTATCTGGTGGCGCGAAGAATATTGATCGTCGTGTACGCTCATTGGATGATATCAGCACTATTAAGACTGCGCCGGCAAGCCGCTTAAAGACTGCTTTTGACTTCACAGAAGGCTTCCAGGTAGCAAGTGCAGGAAAACAAATCAATTACATCATGATTGACCCTGAGGCACAGGTATCCCGCGTCAAATACTCTTATATCAAGGCATTTACACCAGGTCATGACAGCCGCACTGCGGACAAATACCTTTATCAGAACAGACGTTTCAACGGAACATTCGCATTGCTGGATGATCTGCTGAAACAGGGATGTATCATCAATGCAGAAGCGGAGGGATAAGCATGAAAGCATTAAAAGACAATAAAGAGTACACCATTGCCGAAGAGCAGAAGCATGCATACCTTGAAGAAGGATACGATATCTATGGGGAGGATGGAAAACTGCTGGAATACTCTCCAAAGAAGAAAATCGCATACAGTGAATATGCTGCTTTGGAAAAAGAAAATCAACAGTTAAAGAAAAGAATCAAGGAGTATGAAAAGGAACAAAAGAAAGCAGGTGAATAGCATGTATGCAACACCTGAATACTACACCGCTAATTACAGCGGTACCCTCATATCACAAGACGAGCTACCCAAGGCCTTAAAAGATGCGGAGTACAGCATCGACCACCTTTGTTTTGGTCGCATCAAAGGAAAAGGGTATGATAATCTATCACCTTATCAGCAAGAACTCATAAAACGTGCTGTATGCTTGCAGGCTGATTATATCAAGCAGTATGGTCCATATATCAATAGCCCACTAAAAGGCTATAGCGCAGGCAGCACAAAAGTCGAGATGGCCAACGTAACCTACGGCGGTATCAGCACTACACAAGAGATAATCAATCTATTAGAGGATACAGGACTCAGATGCCTGGTGTTGTAATTGCGAGCCCTTTCCCGTTTCCTGACCACGAGGCAACTACTCATGTTGTTGTTTATCAGGAGCAGGACACAGAGGACCAGGGGCCTATCAAGACTGTTATCTATGATGGATTGGCGATCTACGACGAAAAGTCAAAGATTGTATACGGCAAAGACAGCAAGCAGATATCCCTCAGCGGTATGCTTATCATACATGGCGATGTACAAGCCTTGGAGGGCAAGACAGCTTTCCAGGGCTTTGTACAGATTGGTGCGGAGCGCAAGCAGATATATGCTGTCCGCAAGCCAAAGCTACTGGGTGTTATCTACAGCACGGAGGTTGATTTGTTATGAGGGTTAAAAGCGTAAAAGCTAAAATCAATCGGGAGGCGATGGCACAGCTGAATAAGGCCAAAGAACGCGCTTTAGAGCTGACCGCAGAGGCTATGCTCTCTGATATCAAAAGTCGCGCTGTTGTACCAAAAGATATTGGAGACTTGGAGCGGAGCGGGTTTGCTGATAAAGGACAAATAAGTGCAAAACTGGTTGCGGCAATTATCTTTGATACACCTTATGCACGCAGGTTGTATTATAATCTACCGTTTGTTGATAAAAACGGCAAAGAGCATCAGCCTGTTACTTTTCAGCGGACAAAAAATCACGATGCGCAGGACCATTGGATGGAATATTATTTGGATGGTGATGGATTACAGTGGGTGCAAGAAACGTTTGTTAGGTTTTTAAAGCAAGAAAGTGGAGGGCTTATCACATGATGACTTTAAAAGACGTCAAGGACTGGCTCAAAACACAGATCTCAGCAGATGCCTGGAAGATAGGTACTTATGACATATCTAAGGATAAAACGGTCTGTGTACGCAATCTAACAAGCAATCGCAGCGTGTTAGCTGTAGGCGGCCTACAAAACACTACTACAGCTGTAAAAGGCATATCTATCGTAGTGCATTGGAATAAAAACCCGGATGAAACTGAGCGTGTTGCACAAAGCATACATGCTCTTTTTTATGGGCAGCAACCGGTCATTGGTGGGTATCGAATTGTTAAATGTGATATGAGAAGCGACGAACCCATAGGTGTCGGAACAGACACGAATGGGATATACGAATATGTAATTGAAACATGGCTCACATACGAGCGAAAGGAGTAATTTATGGCAAAAGTAACGACCGGTGTATATCCGGTATTTGACATTGTTTTTAGTATTGGGACGAAGGGACTTGCAAGCTCAGAAGATGATATGGCATCCATTAAGGATATGGAGTCATTCTCCCTATCCGTTGAAAGTAATGTAGAAAAATGGAGCCCGATGGACCAAGGAGGATGGGGTAGAGCCCTGGCAACTGCTAAAGCAGTTACTGTATCCCTGAAAGGCAAAAGAAGCGTAGGAGATAAGGGGAACGATTATGTTTATACTGTACTGTGGAAGGATGGTCTTGATTGTAGCACTAAGTATTCTATTGAATTCCCGGATGGCTCTAGCATCACTGGTAATTGTGTGCTGGATGTTAAAGCTGCACCAGGCGGCGATAGCACAAATGTTGCCGCGTTGGAGCTTGATATCATATTCGACGGAAAGCCTACCTTTGTACCTGCACCAGCAACACCAGAAGGGGGCGCTTAAGATGGGACGTAGATACGATGTCATAGACCGCCTGAGAAACCGCAACGAAAGACCTGTAGTTGAAATCGACGCAGAGCACAAGTATCCTATCAATACGTCTAAAACTAATGTGCTGCTGATTATGTCCGAGGTCAAGAAAGCGCAGAAAAAGACGGAAGACGACCCTGAATCTGACATTAAAATGATTGATAAGATCATACAGATTGCTCTCGGCAAAGAGGCTCTTGATTATATCAATGAGAGCAATATGACGATGGCAGCTACAAACGATATCATGGCTGTTATCATGGCGGCTATCGGAGATACAGAAGTAGATTTTGATGATGGGGAAACGCCGGAAGAAAAAAAGTAGACCGCTGGTATGATATCTTTGAAGACTGGGAGCTGGTAGAGTCGTCTTTTGCTATGCAGTACCCCACAAAGGACCTGTATGACGATAAGATGGACTGGATTGAGTTTACCACGCTTTTAGCGGGTATCATGCCAGACACACCTTTGGGCAATGTTATATCCATTAGAGCAGAGGATGACGCTGACACGCTGGAGCACTTTAGCGAGGAGCAGCATCGTATTCGAGATGAATGGAGAGATAAGCAAACCCAGAGAATGATCGAGAGCATGAATAAAGAGGAAGTTATGAAAGAAGTCTATGCGATGTTCATGGACATGAGTAAATAGCTTCTTTTTTTATTTTAGAAAGGCAGGTGATGATGTGGGAGCAACAAGTGCAGGGTCTATACAAATGGATCTGGAGATAAAATCAGACCTCGACAAGGACATACAGGCGGAGTCGAGTAAGATAGCTGACCGGATACGTAAGCAAGTAGACGCAATGAGTGGGGATATGTTTAAAAACCTTAGGCTGAGCCTCGTAGCGAGTCTTGACAAAATGAATGAATCCATAAAGGCTACACTCAATCGCACAAAGCTTGAAATGCAAGCCTTTGTTGAGCAGATGGCGGGTATGGTCAAGCAAATGTCTGGTGTGCAGATGCCTTATCAGAAGGCTCAAAGCGACACAGAACCAAACACAACAGCCTCACAGGGTCCTAGTGTGAGGGGGCCTCCGGGAATCAGTATACGCAAGCCTAAAGTCAAGTTTGACCCGCAATTTGACACAGAAATGTTCCGCCAGAAATATGCTGAGCTTGAAAACATGATGGATATGTACGACAATCAGATCCTTGCGAAACAAGCACAGCGAAAAACACTATTAGAATCTTATAAGCCTAACATGAGTGCACAAGCTGAGAGTGCTCTTGATAAGCAGGTGATGGGGCTTGATGCACAAATCGCTAAGTTACAGGATGCTGCAGCTCGAACAAACATCACTCTTAGCGCTATGGATAGACAGATGGGGGCAACGTCCGGGACAACTGGACAAACATCGGCATCCATCAGTAAATTGGCTAGCAGTATGGGCGGGCTAAAGGGCAAGATTGCATCTGCTGCACTGAACGGTATGCGGAAAGGACTACAATTAGTCAGAAGTGCTGCAAGGGGAGCAGGCAGTGCTATCGCGCAATTTACAAAGCGCTTAGCCTCATCAGCATTGCACAAGTTTAGTAATGGGCTAAAATCAGCAGGACAGCATGCGGCGTCTTTTGCAAGCCGATTACTTGGTATAGGGTCAGCCGGTAAAAAGGCCTCTAACGGTATGGGGCGCGCTCATATGGGCGTAGGTCAGCTGATTAAGTCGTTTACGATTTTCTCGCTGATCTTCCCTTTGGTTTCCCGTGGCATCATGGCTTTAGCACAAAATATCGGGGCTACCCTTATGACAAATACCGCTTTTGCAAACAGTCTAAACCAGATACGCTCTAATCTGGCAACAGCGTTTACACCTATCTTTCAGGCAATCATGCCGGCTCTAAATGCGCTAATGTCTGCATTGGCCACAGTGACCGGATATATAGCAGCTTTTATGTCTGCGCTATTTGGTAAGTCAATGGCGTCTACAAAGCAGGCTACATCCGGTATCTATGCAGCAAAGGATGCGATGGGTGCATATGGCTCATCTGCTGACAAAGCGGCCAAGGCGTCGGAAAAAGCTCGTAGGTCACTCATGGGATTTGATGAGATCAACAAGCTGGATGATGCGGATAATTCTGCCGGCTCTGGCGGCGGAGGTGGCGGCGGGAGCGATATGCCGGTCTACACACCGACTGATGTCGATGACGGACCTATCAAAAAATGGGTAAAGCAGCTCAAAGACCTGTGGGCTAAGGGTGACTATGACGGTATCGGTAAGCTCATAGGTCAGCAGGTCAATAAGGCTGTAGCATCATTTACAAAGTGGATATCGTGGGATAACTTAGGCAAATCCATCACAGAGTTTTGCGATGGATTTTGTGAGCTCTTTAACAGTTTGATTGATACGATAAATTGGGAAAATATCGGGCGGATGTTTGGCACCGGAATCAACACTATCGTAAATACGTTATATTTGTTGTTTACTGGTATTAACTGGGAGCGGATAGGTAAAGCATTAGCTCAGGGGCTTAACGGTCTTGTGTACAGCGTTGACTGGGATAAGCTTGGGCATACGATTGGGTCATTTTTGCAAGCGCATATTGATGCTCTATATGGATTTGTGACAACTGCGGACTGGCCTGCTATCGGTAAGGCTCTGGCTGATGGAGTAATGGGTCTTGTGTACAGTGTTGATTTACCAAAATTTACGGAATCTCTTGGGAAAGGTTTGAGTGGAGCGATTAGCTCGGTACACACGTTTGTTGAAAATATCAATTGGACGAAGCTGGGCGATACCATAGCCAAGAGTATAAATGCCTTCTTTAGTAATATAAATTGGGCTGATTTTGGAATGACACTCAGTGATGCAGCGTTGGGTATCCTTGATACGCTACTTACAGCGCTACAGGGGATCGACTGGGGGCAAATCGGAAAAAGTATTGGAACATTCCTTTCGAATATTGATTGGTGGGGTATTATTTCTAAAGTTGGAAGCGCTATATGGGAAGCATTTAGTGGAGTTATTACAAGTCTTTTCAATTCTGGCTCAGGAACTGTATTTTTAGCGTTATTAGCAGGAATTAAGGGCTTGAAATCAGTGTTTTCAATGATTGATCTAAAAGGTGCAGCTTTGAATTTTGTATCAGGTGGTTTGAAATCTTTAGCATCTCTAGGAACCGGTATCTTAAAAGATGTATTGCCAAAAGTAGCAAGTGGAGTACAAACATTATTAGGGTCAGGCGGTTTAGGGAAAATTGTTTCAGGAGTAACAGGAATTGTTGCCAAGGCAGGGCCTATACTATCTAGCATTGGCTCGGTAGTTTTCTCGCCGACAGGTTTGCTAATTGGAGGAGTAGCGGCTGGTGTTGCATTGATTGTAACACATTGGGACGATATCAAGAAAGCGGCGAAAAATGTAGCAAAATGGGTTGGCGAGAAATGGGATGACGTAAAAAAATGGACGTCCGAAAAGTGGGGCAAAATATCAAAAAACTTAAGTGATACATGGTCAGACCTTAAAAAAGGAGCAAGCGATATCTTTGGAAAAATTGGAGATAAAATCAGCGAAGTGTGGAACGGATCTGACAAGAACACGGAAAGCGCTTGGGGGAGTATAAAGGGCGTAGTGGCAGACTCCATCGACACCGTAAGAAATGATGTAAGTGTCAATTCAGAAAAAGCCGGAAAAGCTATAGAACATAATTTTAACTCCGCAAGAGACTCTCTTATTGGCGCAAATCGCGGAATGAGTAACGATACCAAAAATGCATGGGGACCTCTGGTCACCTTTATGTCTGACAAGTGCGGCTCTATCAAAAATGATATTTCACGCACATTTAAGGATTCCAAAAATACTGTTGATACGAACAGTAAAGGGATGAAATCATCCGTTACTAGCAATCTGAGTGATACAACAAAATGGATTGCCAAAACCATGTATAACGAAATGTATGACAAGGCCAAAAACATGATGGACAAATTCAAAAAAGGTTCTGGGGCAGTGAATGTCAAATCCACTGTGCAGTCATGTGTCGGCAAGGCTACATCGTGGCTGAGCGGTCTTGGTGGCAGCTCTAAGGTTTGGGGCGGCGACATGATTTCGGGGTTTGCAAACGGAATATCAGAGAATATGTGGAAAGTGGCCGGTCAAGTTAAAAATGCTGCTAATCTTGTAGCATCATGGCTACACTTTACACGACCAGATACTGGACCTCTGCGAGAGTATGAGCAATGGATGCCACATATGATGGAGGGGCTCGGTAAGACTCTGGCAGCAAGCACACCAAGGTTTATAGGACAGGTCAAGAGCTTATCTCAATCCATGTCAGGAGCTATGCAGGCAGCACTACAGGAGCCGACGATCGCGTTTGCAGGCGAGCGTAGCTTGAATGTGCAGCATGAATGGAAGGAGTCTCAAAGTGATACAGATAAAACAACCATGAAGGACCTCATTGAAGAAGTGAGAGGTTTGAAGCAGAAATTTGATGAGGTTAAGGAAGAAATCAGGAATAAAGATACTGATGTTTATATTGACGATCAAAAAGTAACGAAAAAAGTCGTTGATAATGTAAACAAGGATACTCGCAAAAATGGTAAGTGTCCTATAGATATGTAGGAGGTGCGGGTATGGCAATACTCACGGCAAACGGTGTGGCGCTACCTGCGCCTACCGTAATAAAAATTGACAACGAGATCATATGGTCGAGTAACACCGGACGTACGTCAAGCGGCGCTATGGCTGGTGACGTCGTGGCCGAGAAAAAAACGGTAACGATTGAATGGGGAGTGCTCCAAGAGTCTGAAATGGCTAAAATCAGAAAAAATCTGATTGCAGGGTTCTTCCCTTTTGTTTTTAACGGTGGTGGAGGTGCGAGCCTCTCGATAACATCATACCGGGGCACAATCAACGAGGAGCACATAGGGCTCTTAGGTGATGGCATCTATTGGTACAAAAAAGCGACTGTAAAAATAATACAGCAATAAGGAGGATATTATGGCAGTAATTACAAAATCAAACAAAAACATTGAGATAACAAAAAATATTGAGGTAGACAACGTACAGGTCGAGCAGGTAAAGGCTGTAATCAATACCAGCAACCCGGAAAATGCAAATCTGACGCATTACATCAGCAATCAGACTCTCTATAAAGCTAATCGCACAGAGATAAGAGCTGCAGAAGCCGAAGCAGAGGATGAGATTTATACGGAGCAGGATGCAATCATCGCGGAACTGGCAGGATGTAATAAGGATGCAGCTTAAAAATAAACAGATCGTAGACGCACAGCCAGCACTTGGCAAGATGCTCAATACCGCTTTGCCTGTAAAGCAGTCATACCATATCAAAAAGACGCTGGAATCCGTGAAAAAGCAGGCTGTATTTTTAGAGGAGCAGCGCACGGATTTAATCAAAAAATATGGTGTCGAGAAAAACGGCAATTACTCTATACCAGATGATGACTTAACAGCTCGCAAGAAGTATTTTGATGAATATAAGGAGCTCTTGGAATTAGAGGAAGAAATTGACGTGCGCCAGCTTACCCTCGACGAATTGGATCGCGTGGAGCTGACAGCTAATGAGCTTGAATCAGTGGAATTTATGCTTAAAATCGAAGATTAGCACAAGGAGGTGGTACAATGATAACCACATCCGATAAGTATAAAACAGCGATATCCAAATCTGGCCGCCACTTCCGGCTGAAAATCGACATTGCAGGTACTGCGTATACTGGCATAAAGAGCTTTAAGCTTAAAGGCGGCACAAACTCATCCGAACAAATCACGTTTGGGGATGCTGTGTCATCTTATATTGAGTTTATCCTCACAGACGTGCCTAAAAACACTATCCTTAAAGGACGTCAAGCAATACCGTATATTGGTTTAGAGCTGGACGATGGTACGGTGGAGTGGATAAAAAAAGGTGTCTATAACCTTGAAAAGCCGGTACGATCTGGTGAGTTTATAAAGCTTACCGCATATGATAACTTCGCCCTTTGCTATAAAGGATTTTTTACTGCGTTATCCGGCAATCAAAAAATTGTGGTCATCCTGCAGGAGCAATGTAAAAAGATAGGTATTGAGTACGCAGGCGGAGCTGATGATGTCGCTTACAATGTTGATACCCTGCAGGGGCTAACCATCATTGAGGCTGTAAGTGTGCTTGCTTCGTACTGTGGCAAAAATGCTATCATGGATAAAGACGGTAAGCTCAGGCTGGTATGGTATACCGACGCAGGTCTTACTATATCCCCGAGCCGATTTGCTGATCCGCTGGAAATGGATGAGGAAGACACCTTTATGAACCGGTTGGATTGTGCAATCGACGAGGAGCACTCTGTGTCTGCGGGAACCGGCGTTGGTATCTATTTTAGTTGCCCCGGGATGACTCAGGAGCGCATCACTGTCTTATACAACCGGATTAAGGGCTTTACGTACAGAGCTGCTAAGCTTAACTGGCGCATGGCTCAACCTGACGTTGAGGCCGGAGACCTCGTGCGTGTAATGGATAATGCAGGTAATGCTTATGTTATCCCTCTCATGGACTATGAGTTTAATTGTGACGGTGGATTTTACGGCACAATAGAATCTAAAGGTAAAACCCAGCAGGAGCAAGACACAGGCTATAAAGGTCCTCTACAAACAAAAGTGGACAGGACTTACTCTGACCTCGTAAGCACAAAGCAAGTCATCACAGACAAAATCACAGCCTTTGAGGGCGAGTTTGAGACTATCAACACCAATTACTTGGAGGTCAACAAAAAGCTCTCTGCGCTGGATGCAGAAATCGAAAATCTAGACGTCACAGAGCTTGCCACAAAGGTAGCGAAAATTGAGACATCCTACGTATCGAAAGAGTACGTACAGGACCTATATGCCACCAAAGCCGAGGTGCACGTACTGGACGTAGACTTGGAGCGTGTCAACACCCTGCTCGCAGGCAGTGTGACAGCAGGCAGTACGCAGACCATAGTCTTAAATGCTGATAACACCACAATATCCAATGCGCTGATAAAATCGGCCATGATTGACAGCCTATCGGCTGATAAGGTCACAGCAGGTACGATTGATGCGAGCAGCATACACTTTAAGTCACAGTCTGGACGATTGGATATCTTTGGTGAGACATTGCAAGTCAAAGATGCAACCCGCACCCGTGTACAGATAGGCAAGGATGGCACAGGTGACTATGCTTTATCGCAATGGGATGCACAAGGTAATCTTATGTGGGACAGTCGAGGTGCTAAAGCTGCGGCCATAAAGGATAAGATTATTGTTAATGATATGGTGTCTGATAATGCCGGAATTGAGGGCAAAAAAATCAACATCACATCGCTGGTAAAAGAGATTAACGACGGTACAGAGGTGATAAAGTCTAGCCATATTTTAGTGGATGGAGCTAATCAGTCTCTTTCTGTGGTGTATAACACTATCACCGGTGATTTAAGTACATTAAGTACAGCATTATCCGTGGAGCAAGGCAAAATCTCATCATTGATTACCGATGTGTCGCAAGCTAAGGGCGATGTGTCAACCTTACAGACCAATTACAGCAGCCTCACACAGACTGTATCAGGCATTAACAGTACGGTGTCTAGTCACTCTACTAGCATAGATAATCTCAATAACATGGAGATAGGCGGACGGAATCTTATCACAAATACTAGACCGGATAAGCCCACTATTAACGCCATGACTAGCAAATGGTCTGTGCAAATTATTGAGGAGCCAACAGCGATTAGTGGTAAAGCTATGCAAGCGACCTGTGTTTTAGGGGGAACTGGTGGTGTTTATCATGGCGGTTCACGTAGATTAGAAACAGGAAAAAGATATACATGGATGGTGTTTGTAAAAGCTTCAAAACAGGTACGTATTGGTCTTGGTAATGAACAGAACGGGATACTCTATTGTGATATTACAACTGAATGGAATAAGTTTACACATACTTTTACAGCTAATAATAACACACATTATCAATTCATATTTTATACGGCTAATGCTGATAATCCTTGGATGGTCGGCGATATTATAAGTTACCACAGTCTTATCTTGGTCGAGGGTGACAAGGCTCCTACATGGGTGCCGGCTCCCGAGGATGTAGATGCATCTATCAAGACTGTATCCGACAAAACCTCAACGCTGGAGCAGACAGTCAATGGCTTTAGCGGCAGGATATCATCAATTGAGACAACAGCAAACAATGCCAGCAGTAAGGTGACAGAGATAACTGCCACAGTAAATGGGTTGACCACAACGGTTGCAAACAAGACCGATAAGGGTGCTATTATATCTACAATCAACCAATCTGCGGAGGCGATAAAGATACAGGCAAGCAAGCTGGAGCTTACAGGATATGTTACGATGACAAATTTGTCTACAAGCGGACAAACGAGTATAGATGGCGGAAATATCAAAACCAGAACTATTACAGCTGCAAAAATCGCATCAGGCACTATTACAGCCACTCAGATTGCAGCTAACACTATCACAGGTGCAAAGATAGCCTCTAAGACTATAACAGCAGATAAAATCAGCGTAACATCACTGAGCGTTCTAACCGCAAATCTGGGCACGGTAACGGCTGGTAGCCTTACGTCTAATACGACGATTAGCGTCTCAACTAACTTGACTGTCGGCAATAACATTTACTTGAACCAGAACGTAAATACCACAAAGTATATCTATTTCAATTCATCAAACTACATTCGTAACCTATATACCAATAGCTATAACTATATCACAGTAAACTCAAATTATCGTTGTGCTTTGATGTCAGGGAGCACAAGTGTTTATGCGTACGGTAATACGGGTGAAGCAGGTATTTCAGCGGCTGCAAGTATTATTTTTTCCAGCTATGGCAACGGGCGCCTAGAGCATTATGGTAAATACTATGACGCAAACTGGAGCTCTGGGTTTTTCAGGCCACTGCAAGCTGGAACAGCATTAGGTGGCAGTGGGGCATCATATAGATGGTACCGATTATATGCCGCCAATACGTGCAGTACATCGTCTGATATACGGCTTAAAACGAATGTGAAAAAATATGATGTACGATATGAAAGCATGTATATGGATTTAAAACCTGTAACGTATGAGCTTATCAGTACACCTGGTAAGACTCAGTGTGGACTAATTGCACAATGGGTAAAAGAGGCAATGGATAAAAATGGAATCAGTGAAAATGAATTTGCTTTATATGAGCATGATATACGTGAAGATTCCTATTCCATTTCCTACGAACAGTTGACATCCCTGAACATGCACATGGTACAAAAGACCATAAAGCGAGTAGACGCCATTGACGATGAGCTGCTGAGCATAAAGGCCAGCCGACAGCAGGATGCACAAGAGCTACAGCAGGAGCTGCAAAAACGAGACTTCGAGATATCGCAATTACAATATAGAATACAGCAATTAGAGAGCCGCTCATAGGCTCTCTTTAAATATGCCTTAACAGGCGAAAGGAGAAGGAACATGGATATGCTTTACACTGTTTTACTGGCAGACCTCAGCATGGTGCTGGTCTGCTACGCTATTTTACTACTGGCTTTTGCATCTAACGTGGTGCTGAGCCTTTACCACAACATTAACATCACAGGAGAGCACTTTGACGCTAAACGGCTGTGGCAGGGAGTTAAAAAAGCCTTGGTGCTGGTCATTGGTACTATGCTGATGGTTACCGCCGTAGATGCAGCCACAACGCTGCTTACACAGTATGTGCCGGATATCAATGAGCAGGTGCATGACCTCATTACTGTGGCTATGATTGCCGCCACAATCGGCGTAGCAGCATGGCGCTATATCAAGGATGCATACAGTACGTTTATCAATATTTTAAACGGTAAGCCCTCTGAGGTTGCAGCTGCGGTGGATACAAAGGAGTAGTACATGGAGTTGTTACAATTTACAAAAGACTATTGGGTGATTCTTTGCTTTTTGGTGTCTCTATCAAGTTATCTAATCATCCAAATCATGGCTCTACGAAACGGCATCAAGGCATTGTTGCATGACCGCATCATCCAGAAATGTGAATATCATATCCGAAATAACCGTATCAATGCCGATGATCTTGAAGAATTAGAATATTTAAACAAACCATACAAAGCGCTCGGCGGAAATGGGACAGTCGAGGTCATGCTACGAACAGTACACAAATTACCTAAACAGGTACAGGAGGAAAATTAGTTATGAAAATTTTACTTATTGCAGGACACGGTGCAGGTGATCCAGGAGCTTCCGGCTGTGGATACAAAGAAGCTAATCTTACCAGAGAGCTGGTCAACCTGATCGCACCGAAACTGAGAAAATATGCAACTGTGGATGTGTACAACGAAAACCGCAGCGCATTCTATGATGTGCAGAACGGTACATTCAAAATCGGAAAGTATGATTATGTGCTGGAAGTACATTTTAACGCATTCAATGGATCCGGACACGGAACAGAAATATTTGTAACAGACAGTGAGCAGTATACCGATGTAGAACAGGCAATCATGAACAAGTTGGGAAAGCACTTCGTGAAGCGTGGTGGCTCCGGTGTCAAGGTGACAAACTGGCTGGTGATCTATACATGCAAGTGTTTAGGCATCAGCTCCGCCTTGTTAGAGACCTGCTTTATCGACAACAAGGCTGATATGGCCGAATACCAGGCAAACAAGGAATCCGTGGCACAGGGCATTGTAGACGGCATTGCAGAAGGCTTCCAGCTGAAAGCAAACAGCACAGAGCAGAAGCCAGGGAACAAACCTGCAGAACATAAGAAACCTTCCAAGCCTGCAAAACCGGGACAGCCTGATCAGATTTTGCATAAAGGAGAATACTTCGTCATTCCAGGAGTGCATAGCGTAGACCAGGTATTGGCCAACATGGATAGCATCTGGTGCGA